AGTTCGTAGCGTCATCTGCTGCATTGTAAAAAGAATCCCAAGAGTTTCCTACACCTGTACCAGTCCATAGGTTATTAGCCATGATCTGCATAAGTGATTGTGCTTGAGAATCGAACTCTGTTTCCAATAGATCCAAAACTTGTTCGTCTCCTTGGTTAAGAGTTGTTTCAATATTCGCAACAACGATAGGCTTGTAAGCCATCTTTGGATTAAACTCCATTTTTGTTCGAGTATTTTGTCTGTCAGTATCAAGTTTGTCAGCAATACCAGTGTTTCCACCATTTGTTGTATCTTGATATTTAATTATAACTTCATACTTAACACCTGTTTTCCATGATTTTGCTGTTTGCAAAAGTTTCATAAGGATAGGTGATCCTTTTGATATAGTGTCGTAAACCTTTGGCACTATATAACTTCTTGTCACTGTTGTGACGGCTTCTGAAAATCTCATATTTTTAATTATTTTTTATTACCCTTGATTCTAGCCAAGAATTCATTTGCACTTTGATATTGTCCTACATCATCTGGATCGTATCCATCATCTTCCGTAGAAGCTGGTGATGCTCCTGTTGATACTGGGTCTGCTTCTCGAGTTTTTAAATTCTTGATAGTCTTCTGCTCAGTTTCAACAATTGCTTTTTTCATATCCGTCATGTTTTGATAAGCAAATTTCAAATTCTGCAATCCATATTTATTAGCATGAACAAATAAAGCATTTTCATCTAGTTTTGGATCTAGCTTTTTTAATTCTGCTATCTCCGCATCTATATAAGCTGTTATCTCTCTTGTTCTAGCTTGTTCTTCCTCAGCCTTTCTGTTGAGTTCATTGATTGCTTCAGCTTTCGCGAGTTCAATGATTTCAGCATAAGTCTTAGGAATATAATCTGGATTTTTCCATTCTGGTTCTTTGTCAAGGTCGCTATTAATATCCTTTTTTCCTTTCTCGTATTCAGCTAACTTCTGTGATTTTCGAGTAAATTCAGGAAGGAGTTTTTGATACTCCTCTTTAAGCTCAGCAGCGGTTACTTTTCTTCCGTCAGGAAGATCAAATAATTCAGCTTCTGGCTCAGGTGTAACTTCAGGCGCTGGATCAGCTTCTGTAGTTTCCTCTTCTTTTGGTTCCTCTGGACTTGGTGTCTCTTCAACTTTCGGTTCTTCAACCGGAGTCTCCTCACTGCCCGTTAGTTCCATTTCTAACTTTGGGTCCATAATTTTAAGATTGCCTTTACCTTCGCTTGGTCCAAAGACTGCGACGATACCGCTTGATCAAATTATTAATAATGAGTACCTTTAACGACGCACTCAGGTCATAAACTTACTATTCTTTTTTCGATGTACTTTCCTTTTTAACTTTACTATCAATTGAATTATTGCCCATCTCATATTTTCTATCAACTTCAATTTTCTTTTCTCTATCAATCTTCATCTGTTCAGCAACAACTAATTCTGGATCCAATTCAATTCCTGCTTTCGCGGCCAATTGTACTTTTCCATCAGGAGGAAGTTCACCATATTTAATACTTGTCTTTGGTACTTCTTCAACTGGTTTTTCAGGTACAAGCATTTGCATTTCTTCGTCTGTAACTCCTACTGCCTTTGGTGCGTTCAAATCATATATAACTTTATTCTTTGCTTTCTCTTGAGGGTTATCGTATCCAGCAGTTTCAAAATAATCAACCGGAGAAATAATTCCATTCTTAATATCTTCTTGTGCTTGTTCGTATTTAAATTGTCTATCTTCTGGTAATGATTTTCCACCAATAACTCTAACTTCAATTCCATCTTCAAAATCATCTTGTATTAAAGTAATAGTTTCAATCGCTAATTGTTTTCCTAAACTTTTTGCATAGTGATGTTCAGTGTATCTTGTTTTTGCTAATTGCATAAACCAATTAAATAATTCATAGTTTACGTAATCGACAACCTGCGTTAATTCATTGAGTAATAAGAATGACTGATCAATAAGTGCAAGTCGTCCACCACGAGTTTCCTGTCCTTCACGTTGTCCTTTGAAAGCAGATGATGCGGCCATAATATTATCAATCTCTCTTCGTGAATCAAGCATCGCTTCATTTACAAAAGCTGGTAATGCAGAACCTGTCTCACGGGATACACCATTGGCAACACCCTTACCCCAAATAACTCCACCAGTTTCAAATCGTAATTTTTGTGCTTCAGCTTGCGACATAACCGTAGAGTCAACTTTAATTATTCCATTAACTAATCTTCTGTTTTCTGCAATATCTCTTTTTGTTTCATCAACATCTTCCTGAAGTGGTATAGCCTGAGATATCATATCAGTCTGTCCTATTGGACAATTTTCATTATTCAAAATCGTTGCAAAAATATAAGGTTTTCGTGGTCTGTCGAAATGATTAAAATAGTAAGCATCATAAGTAATTCCCTCTGTTGCATTTTCTAGTTTAGCTCTCTTTCTTTCATCTTGTTGATATTTTGCATTACTTAAAACTTCTCTTCGTTGTTCGGTTGTCGTT